ATGATACCCTCCGGGCGTACCGATACGGGGCGCCCGTACAAAAGGAGATTGTCAATGCGTTCAAGCGTACCGTTGTACTCAGGATCGGGAAAACCCTCGGAACCTTCAGGCATGGCAGGACTCGTGCTTGCCGAACCGAAATCCATCTTGTCAAATGAAATTTTGATAAAACGGCACTGGAACGAAGAAAAATCCAACGACTTCCATTCGTTATTACCGATATTGATCTCACCCACCTTTGTCCACGGATACCCCTGTTCCTTCATCCCGTACACCGAAAATTGCGGTTTGCTACGCGAGTAAACAAACATCTTGTCAATCACGTATTCGGAAAAAAGGTCTATGAAGATATCAAAGGGACTTGTGTCACGGCTGTATTTGTACTGGGACCAGAACGTGGTATATTCTTTATTCCTTGTGTCGGGATACCCGTCATCAAGGAAGACATTCTTCTCAGCCTCGTCAACCATCTTGTCGATTGAACACACCGTCCCGTCGGTGTCGGGGTTGTAATTTCTCCATTGAGGGAGCAGGTTACGTTCAGTCAGATTAATGCGGTATGCCTTGCCGGAATCCTCACTGCCCGTTGTCTTAAAATAGACAAAATCAGAAGAAGCGGACGTGTACTCCACTCCGTAGTTTACTTTGACGCTCTTCAAATAGAGGTAATACTCCTTGTTCGGTGAAAGCCCCGAAACGGTCATCTTCTGTATCCCACCGGGAGATACGGGATCAGGCATCCCGGATACTTTCTTCAAGCCGCCCCAGACTTTAGGATCATCGGCGTCGACAAGGCTGTTGGAATAGCGCATGTCGTATTCGGTCACTTTGTCATAAATGTTATTGGCGTAAGGGGCTGACCACTGTACCGTACATACGGACGAGTCGGAATAGACCAGTTGAAAATCCACGATGCGCTGAGGGGTGGGAAACTGGACATCGCCAAGCACTGTACTGCTATGTATGTAGATGACATTTCCGAGAACATTGTACGTGAGCAGCGCGATCGTATTCGAATTCAACGGGAGATCGATCGTCCCCTTTATGTTCTCGCTGACTGAAATCTGCTTGAAGCCCGTCTGGAATACCAGTATTTTTCCGGATACGCCATCTTTCACATTATTTATTACGAGATTAAAAATCCTGCTTTCTCCGGACAAGGTAACTTTTGCATAAGGAGTTTTATCAAAATCCACCGGAATGGAGGAACCCGACACGGCCACCTCCGTGAATTGCTCAAGGCTGAATGTCCTGAAAACATCCAGGTTTAATATCCCATAATCCGTGCCGGTCCATGTGTACAACGAATCTCCGACTTTGAACAGTCCGTTTTCAACGGGACCGTCCGGATAGGCCGATTTCAATTCTTCGAGATTTTCATAATCGCCCAATATCTTGAATTCAAGGGAATCACCTTTGTCACCCTTGTCACCCTTCTCGCCTTTCCCGCCCGTGCCCAGTTCGGTCCAGTCGCTCCATTTTTCACCGTCATAAGTGCGGTAGGCCAGCTCAGGTATCGGAAAGTTCGGATTGGTATTGATATATGTCTGTTTAGTTATGTCATGCTCGATAGAGGACGTGACGAACATGATATCATTGGTTATCGAATCGCCGTCATACACACGGTAGATACCGCTTGTCATGACAGAATCTATATTGTCATAGATGACACTCTTTATCTGATCGTCTGCGCCGATCCCGTATAAATTTCCTTCCCAGTATACGTATGCCTTATTCCTACACAGATAAATTTTACCGGGATATATCTTATTGTCGGAACCGAAAAAATCACCGGCACCCGGCCAATTTGCATAAGCCCTGTCATCTATCACATAGCAAAATTTCTTGTTTGCCGCTGCAAAGACAACTTCACCGTCCATTTTATTCGTAACCCCTTCGATATACAACAAAGACTCTTCAATGCGATCAAATCGGGCAGGATGCCTGCGCCTGTCCTCTACTTGCAGGGCAGATACATCCTCGGACATACGTATAATATCTTCGGACAAACCGATCATCTCACCCCAAACACTCCCGTCATGACTTTCGGATGTAGCTTTTGTTCCGATCCGCGCATTGATGTCAGCCAGCAATGCCGCCAGCGAATCACTATCTTTAATTCCATCCAGAAAATTGATAATCTCATTAAAATTATCAATCGCCTGTGATGCATTATCGCCTACGAGCTTATCAATCCGGGAAGAAACCGTATTGATCAAATCTTTAAGTTCTTGTATCTGTTTGTCTGAAATACCCGGATTTGACTGAAGATACGTAATCAAATCACGAAGTAACCCACCAACAAGGTCATGAGTATTAGATTCCGGCAACTCATTCTGTCTAATCTGCTCGGCAACCTCTAAAAGTTCTGCATATGTTTTCGCCATAATTTATAATTTTAATCATTAAAGACATTATCACAGTTCGCATCATTGAAAGAATCATCCGCATTGAAAAACAGCACATATCCGTACAAACCGGAATCCTGTAAATAGATGCGGTGCCCCTCGCTCCCGATCAGTGTGAACCTATTGAGAAATTTATACTTCAAAGCCCGTTTGTCACGGCTGAACTTGCGTGCAAAGTCAAGCAACACCCTCTTCATGTTGTTGAATACCGCCGTGATCTCCTTATTGCTGCCGGTGTCTTTGACGTGATCGAGAAACATGACGGAAAACTCCGTATTGATTAAGACATTGCCGATACCGCCGGTAAAAGAGAAATCACCGGAATCAACTACCACACAAGGATAGTTCATCTTCAGAGCAAACTTTGTCTGACTGTTGTCTGCCAACGATGAGAAATGACATTTGCCCTTATCTTCGTGCCTGATCACCGGATGCTGCCGGCTCATCTCTTCTAAATATTCTTCAAAAGTATTCATCGCTTTTTGGCCTCCTTTATCCGTTTATTCAGCAAGCGGAAAGCATCCATACAAGGCAAAGCTTTGTATGAAGGAATATCCGCAATGTTATCACCGACAAACTGGTCAAAGATCGCAAGCCAGTTCGCCGGTTTAGCCTTAACCTTATCACCCCTGCTGTTTTCTGCCGGTTCCGCCTGTGGAAACAGGTGTATGAACGAATGCCCCAACCACGATTTGATCAAAGCCCAATTGATCAAAATCGAATATTTAAGATCAAACGGCAACCGGGCAACCGTCTCTGCCCTCTCTTCAAGGTCAATACCTTTTTCTCCTTTGTCCGGAAAGTAGGATTCATTGCTTTTAAGGTACAGTGATGCTACAAAACGGTTCAGGTAATCGACATTCTCCGTACTTGCATACCATGAAAAAAAGGTGTCTGCCGTCATGAACTGTTGAAAGGAAACCCCGCGAAGCTTCGCATGCGGAGCAAGCAATCTGCCCGGTAAGGATTGAAGATAAAACTCCTGATAAGGGGAACGGGTATCTTTTAAAAAGTCCATGAGTTCCGCCAACTTATACAGGTGATACGAATCCAGCCTGAGAAGCAGTTTCTTTTTAATGCCGAAAAACTGTATGAAAAATGTCATTTCGTCAATCCACCCTTTAGACAGCCGGATGGATGCAAGAAATTGCACCGGTGACATCTCTGCATAGGCAGACGGGATTGACAACTTCACGCTTTGGCTCCCGAACCATCGCTTGTATCTGAGTTCAACCTCTCTCATAACCACACACTTTTTTTATGATCGTTATCGCGATCGAATACCCGCGACTGGCGGCCTTTGAAATACTCAGGAAGTTTTTCTTCTACAAAAGTCAATAGCAGATCATGATAGGATTTAGCCGTCAGCTCCACGTTGGCAGCCATCGTCAATGCCTGCTCAAAATCAACCGGATTCTCATATTCATTGCCGTTTTTATCCGGAACCAACTGCTTAAAGTATAATCCCCTGTCGGTCAATGAGCCGGTTGACCGGATCAGCATCGCAACCGACTTGAGTATGACAAATTGCGCACACCTGATGCGCAGCTCCTCGACGGTTGTATTATCTAACTCCTTATCACCCTTTTCGATAGAACTGAGCAAGGTGTTATATAAATCAACACCCAACACCGGTTGTAATACCGTTTCTTCTACAATCTTGAAGAAGGGCTTCAGCCGCAAAAAGATCAAGTGGGAGTTGTTGATAAAGTAAATCTCATCGACCTCAGAAGTCTTGCGGACGATGGCCTTTGTGCGAAACGCATAGGCAGGGGATTTCTCATACTCCGGAAAATCAGCTTTATGCTTATCAAGAAAATCAATCATGCGGTCGATCGCATTGAAACCTTTGTTTTTAAAGGCAGCACGCAACTGATCTTCTTGATATTTATAAGTAGACTTGAAATTCTCCGCTTCCTGACGCTGAAAGCCCTGATCGGTGATACGTATGTTCAACTCCGTATAGTTGTACCAGAATGCAAGATTGGCAATCGCACGCTGGCATTCCTCTAACAGCAGGAGATCGGACGGACCGGCAGCAGGATCGTCATAGATGTTTTGAAATTTCTCCGACAGTTCTTCACCGAAAAGGGGAATAATAAACAGCCGGAAGGCATCTTCTAAAGATGATTTCACCTTTTCAAATGAAAGAGCAGCCGATACCGGTATGAACTTTTTCAGTTCATCCGAATCCTCCCATTTTTTTTCAGAAAATATCATATCAGCTCAATGTTTTTTGAGTACCGGCACCTGTGTCCAGTGTAGTTAATATTGTATTACGGAATCTCAGTTCAATGTCTTTAACCCCATTGCTTCGGAGCATCAGCAGAATGGGATCAAGTAAATTCTGCCGGTCAATCCATGCGTTTGCGATATTCACCAAGAAAGCTTCGCGGATGTTCGAACCGCCCTGATTACCGGCATACGATCCACCCGGCATACCGGCACCGAACACATTGGGATTGACCATCAATGAGAAAAGAATTTCGGAGTTGGCGGCAGCAGAAGTAACCAAGTTCTCACCGCCTTTGTACTTATTGTCGAGAGCGGTGATCTTCCACTCTTCTTCAATTTTGCCGTTGGCTTCGTTGATGGCATAATTGGTAAATAAGGGCTTCTCTGCGTTCTCAAGCCCGCAAAGGTTATCTTCAATCTTATCCATATACTGATTGATGGCCTTTTTACGGGCTTCCGGATCTTTATAGTCATTCGGCGGAAACTTCTTCTCCCAATAGCTGTACGGTATCTGCACATGCCATTTCCACGTGATCTGGTTCTTATAGGCTTTCTTCAGGAACATCGGTACCATGTGAGCGATATCCACCCATCCGAGTATGTAGGACGGCAGCCATATCGGCTCCCCATAGTAATCGTTGTTAGACCATGAGTCGCGAACGGGAAAGACAAACGGCTTATTCATCTTGCCGGCAATCTTCAGCCACTCCAAATGCAGGTCCGGATCGTAATCCATCAGACAATCGAGAACCTGAACATTGTCAGCATCGGAAGTGCCCGGTGTAGATGGCCAGTTGCCGGAAACGACACACTTGCACGCTCCCCACGAGTCAGGCAGCGTATAACGATAGAACAGGGCATTTAGCGGATTCAAGCCGACTATTTCGGTACCGGACATGTTCGGTAGCATCTGTACCGCCCCGTTACCATATTTGAAATAGTCGCGGCTCACCTTCTCAAGATACCGCCTGACCATACGCGAATTAACGAACCGGCTTATCTTCGGATCATTAACCGGCTGAAGCTGCTCATTGCCTTTTTCATCCCAACCGGTCACCTTGCAGGGATAAATGCCCTGTCCGACGGTCAACGAACGCAAGAACTTGAGACCGGTATTCAGAACCGAAGTCGTGCTGATCTGTTTGCCGGCTTTTAAAGGAAAGTCATTCCCCCTGCCCCAGTTCATGACACGATAATCCTTATAAACCGTTGTCTCTGTCAGGCTGATATCGTAAGGAGACAATATATCACGCTTCTTGACCTCGTAGTTGGACGGCCGACCGACCGATTCACCGAAAACCGAGGTGCTTATCATCATCAATGGAGTGCCCTCTTTATTAAACAGTATATCCATTATCGCCCCTCCTGATCATCGATGAACACCACCCTTTTTGAATTGTACGATATAATATTATCAATGCGTACCGGGTAAACGTGTGATTCCGGATTGCCGGAACAGTCACAGGGCTGAATGCCCCGCAACCGATACTGTTTATTATTCATTTTGCCCGCCCCGCAAGCATAGGCTTGCGGCACAAAAATCAGTTTACCTTTAG